AAAAATTCTGCGAGATATGAACCATCTTGTCCATTAATTCCGGTGATTAATGCTGTTTTCATATTAAGAATGTTTATTTATAATATTAGTAATTTTTTCTATTTCGACCGAAGTTAGGTCTTGATGGTTTGGAACATAAAATCCATAATCGTCTAATAACTGACAATTTTTTAATTCTACTTTACCATATTTTAAATACCACATTGGTTTATTTGCCATATTACCTGCAATAAGTGGTCTAACTTCAATTTTATTATCAGTTAATTCTTTAACAATTTTATTTCTATTTTTACTTAGAATGGGGATTGCAAAACTTGAAATGAAATCCGTATCCCTTGAGATTAATGATAATTGATTATTGTTTAAATGAGTTTTGTATAACAAGAAATTATTATTTCTAATCTCACTATAATTATCTAATTTTTCAATCGCTCTTAACCCAATAAATGCTTGTAAATCAGTTGAGCGTAAATTCATTCCAGGAACATAAAAATTATATAATGAATCAAAATCTGAAGATTGATATTTGGTTCTTAATTTTGTTTGAGCCTCTTTTGGTAGGTCTCTGTCCCAACCGTGACTTCTCATCATTAACAATAAATGATAGAATTCTTCGTCATTAGTATTGATAAACCCACCTTCAATCGTTGATAAGTGGTGTCCAAAATACATAGAATAAAAAGAGGCAAAACCAAACGAACCTAAATACTTACCATTAAATTTAGAACCCATACTTTCACATACATCCTCTAGTAAAATTACACCATAGTCGTCACAAAGTTCTTTTACTTTGTCCATCTGAGGTACTAAACCTAATGGTGAAACTAAAATTAAAACTGATGGATTTTCCTTTTTAAATATTTCTTCTAAATGATTTAAATCACAGGATAAATCCTCTAAATTACAATCACATAAAAAAGTTTCGTAACCTAATAACATTGGACTACTCACATCAGTGGCCCAACTTAAACCTGGTACTACAATTTTATTATTTTTTAATTTATCTGATTGTAATAATGATGCTAGAGTTAGTAATATGGATGATGACCCTGAATTAACAAATACTGAATATTTTGTTCCTATTTTTTGTGCCCATTTTTTTTCAAGCTCAACAGTTAACTCTCCTTTAGTTAATCTAGGAATCTCATCTTGAGATAACCATTCTATTAAATGATTAATATCATTTTTATCGATTGTGTCGCTCACTAATTTTATCATAAACTTTTTGAATACCTTTGTTAAAAGGTAATGGTTTGAAATTAGTAAGTAAATCTTTTAATTTTGTAATTGATACATCCTTTCTATATTGACCATCAGGTTTAGTAATGTCGAAATTTAATTTAATGTGTTTTAAACCTAAAGTTTCTAAAGAAATTTCAGACATTTCTTTTATGGATAAATTTTCTTCTGTTGCCACATTGAAACTTTCATAAATTTCTTTGGTTAAACATTCGTAGATTACCCATGCTAAATCATCTGAATGCATGAATTGTCTTAATGGTGTACCAGTACCAAATAAATTTATTTCATCTTTTCCATCAACTACTGCTTGATGTATTTTACCTAATAGTGCGGCAACGAAATGACTATTATGTCCCATTTTGTCATTTTCACCATACAAATTACAAGGAGTTAAATATTGATATTTTGTTCCGTATTGTTTATTTAACGCGTCTATCTGTACTGCCAAACATCTCTTAGCGTACCCATATGAAAAGTTAGTGGATGTAGGAGGACCCAAGTGTAAGTCTTCTTCTTTCATCGGATAGTTTTCAACGGTATCAGGATAGATACATGTAGATAGTATTCCAATAAACTGAGTTACATTATTCTTAAATGAATGTTCAACCATGAATGTATTCATACGTATATTATCAACAAAATACTCATAAGGGTTTTCAATATTATCTATAATACCACCAACTTTAGCTGCTAAATGAACAACTTTATTTGGTTTATATGTGTCAAACATTTTTATTACATCATTTTCTTTTGTTAAATCAAAATCTTTAGATGATATATAAATGGCATCGGGTAATAATTTTTTAAGAGATTGTCCTACCATTCCAGAACCCCCCGTTATTAATGTAGTATTTTTCATAGTTATATTTTTATCCAATTTTCGCAATATAAATCTTGTGAGTTTAAATGAGAATTTCTATGACCAAACCATTGTGAAGGTATAATGGTTTTCCCATTATTTTTATTTAACCATGCCCCCCACCAACTAAAGGTAGAATTACATGTTATATTATTCTTACAAAGAGACATTAAATATAGGTCTTCATAGTCATTATTACCTTCAATAAAAACCTTATCTTTTATAAAATCAAAATTTTCTTTACACCACTGTGGGTCATCTGAAAAAATTAAATATTTTTTATCTTCACCCATCTCATTATAAGAATTAATAAAATATTGAATATCTTGAACTTTATGATAATCACTTAATCTAACATAATCTCCTCTTCTTACGTGGATTGAACAAGTGTTATTGTGGTTAATTAATTCAGAATAATTTTCGTGTAATTTATCATTAGTTTTTTCATCAATTTCAAATAAATCTAAGATTTCATTCCTAAAATTTTTGAAATATTTTTCACTTTGGTAGTACCCAAAAATTTTAACATTCCCTTCTATTTTAGGTATTTCAGAATAATTAAAACCTTTCTCCCTGTATGGAGTGTAATCCCCAACACTATTTGAAAACTTTATTTTTCTAAAAATATTATTTATATAATTTTTGTATGGTTTGTGTGGTACCATATTATCGGAATAATCACATATTAAATCTTTATTGTCTCTTAAAGATAGGGAGTATGCTGTTGATATTTGAAACATATAATTACCTAATCCACCCATAAGTCTACACGAAACAAAATCCATAATTAATTACCTAATAACTCAGTTATTTTATCTTTTAATGATTTAATATGGTCAGAGTATTTAAAACTTAATTCGTAATTTTTATCGATGGATTCTTTCATAGATTCATAAGTGTTGTCATCAATATTATTACATGCATCAATAAGTTCATCTAAATTTTCAACATGGATAATACCGTTAATATCAAAAAATTTACCAATATTTCTACAGCCGATATAAATGGGAACGGTTTTAGTTTGGAAACAGTCAATTAGTTTTTCAGTAAACCAATTATCTTGTGTTGTGTTTTCAATGGCAATATGATATTGTGAATAAAATAATTCATTTTTGTATGTTTTATTTTTCATACTTTTCAAGTTATTTGGTACTTTTATACCTTTATTTGAACTATTAAATAAGTGGACAGGTATACTATTAATTTCATGTGAGCGTTTAATCAACTGATGTCGTAGATGATGATTACTACACATTTTTTTAGCCCCGATAAGAGATGTAACACAAAATTCTTTAGGTTTTGTGATGTCAAAATCCTTTATCCAAGTTGTTCCATAAGGAAATAAAGTAGAGTTTTCACAACTTTCTAATATTGTTGTATCGTAGGCCAATATCTTGTCGTACTTATCTTTATTATTTATAATTTTTTTAGTCATTTTTGAAACTTCGTCAGGTTCTATAACCCATAATAACCTCTTTGTGTTTTTTGGGGTTTTGGGTATTCTGTCAACATAAAGCTCGCATGGTTCAATAACATCCATATCAAATCCAAACCCAAAATTCGAAAATACTTTTAGTTTTTCCATTATGTTATATTATATTTTTCCTTACAATATATAATGTCATTTCTTAACATCTCTGAGTGTTTTGACGCAAATTTTCTTGTCAGTGTGTGATTACCCATACCAATAACTACATTATGTCCACCTAAAAAAGACGGCATACCATAATCTTTAAACAAACGGAACCACAATTCACAATCTCCCATATATTTTACATTGGTATCCAGTAAAACACCATTAGGTATTAAACCCACACTTGGGCAACCCACATAGTTTAAACCAGATAATAAATGGGTACCATCCGACTCAATTCTCGGGTTATGAAAATTGTAAATCTCTTTGGTTTCATAATTAAGATGTTTACAACTCGATATCACCCATTTATGTTCATCGTCCAATAAATTAACCATTAATTCAATAGTTTTCGGTGATTCCATATAATCATCATGATTTATTAGTTTAACATAATCACCGGAACAATTTAAAATGGCATTATTTATATTTTCTACTTGGAGACCCCTATCTTTTTCATTTCTTACATAAATAATTTTATCATTATTTAGACTATCAATATAGTTTTTAATGTCATAATTTATAGAATGGTCTGAAATTACTAATTCTAAATTTTTATATGTTTGTGATAAAAACGACTCGACATTTTTTTTAATAAAAAAAAGTCCTTTACCATCTGCTTCATATGTTGCAATAGATATTGATACTTTAGGGTTGATAGACATTAATCCAGGGTTCTAATATTAGTTTATTATTTTCAGTGTAGTAGCTTTTAACTCTCCCCATACCGTCAAAATTTATTCTATATTCATCACCTAAATCATATAACATATAACCCATCTCAACCATAGAATTTGTTTGTCTAACCTGTGAATTTGTTTGTACTAAACCATAATCATTACTTTTATTATGAGGTAATTCACCAAACTTTTTAACAACTTCAGATAAGACTTTATTTGATGAAATACCAGTCGCGTGTGCTGCGTGTAAAGGATGAATTTTAGTTTCTAAAACCAACCCACACAAGTATCCGGAATTTTCTTTAGATTCAAATTTATTAACCAATATTTGGTCAAAATAATCTATTATAAAAAAATAATCATCCTCATTAAAAATAAAATAATCATACTCGTCTTTATTATCTATAAAATTGTCTGACCATGCACCATAACTCATACCAAAGTTTTGTCTTAACTTAACTTCTATATTAGTTTTATTAATTTTTTTAGGTGTTATTTTTAATGCGTTGTTTACAGTAGAATAATCGGATGGGTCTACATTAAAATTAAAGATTACTTTATCCATATTGTGTTTAAGTTTGTTCAATAATTCTATATGTTTTTTAAGAAAACATAACCTATCTTCATTGTAAATTGGTGTTACTCGGTTTCTTCTCTCTCCAAAATAAAAATTTATAATATAGCAAACTTTAGATTTCTTTAGAGACCAAAATTCAGATTTAACTAAACTTCCATTTTTTTCAATAATGGTATCCTTATCTTCAAAATTTTTGAACCCCAATTTTTGATATAATTTTTTGGCCACAATGTTTGTAGATAAAACCTCTAAATTAATAGTGTTTATATTTTTTTCTTTATATAAAAAATCAATAAAGGCCAAATACGATTCATAACCATATCCTTTACCTCTAAATTCTTTGTGTATATCACATCCAATGTGAATAGAATTTTCTTCAGGTTCGTAATTAGATGTTCTAAAATAACCAATCTTATGATTATCAATTTCTATTATAAACCAATACGGGTTAGTATTTTTAAACCACTCGATAGTTTCTGAAATAGTAAATGTTCTTGAATCATGTAAAAATTCAAAAGAACATTCATTTCTAACCTCTGATACAAATTCTAAATCTTTATATTCTATTTTTCTTAATGAAATCATTACCAACCTTTTTTGATACAATCTACTATATATTGTCGTTCATCTTCAGTAACCCACCACCCAACAGGTATAGAAACAATCTTACCTATAGTTTTATCTAATGATGGTAATGCGGTACTAAATTCTTGAACACATGTATGTTTATCATTTCTTTCGTGTACTTGAGAAACTGCAATCCCGCATTTATCCATCCATTTATAAAATTTATCTCTATCATCAACTAACATAGAGTAAATCCAAAATGCGGAGTTAAATCCTTCTTTTCTTTTTAATAATGTTACACCTTTAACATCTGAAAGATTTTTATCATAAAATTTGGCATTTTCTTGATGTTTACCGACAATTTCTTTGAAGTATTTAAGATTTTCAATACCTACGGTTGCACACACGTCATTCATGTGAAATTTAAATCCCCATTCTTCAACGTCAGCTTCACATCTGAAATCTTTGCGGTCACCATCACGGTCAATACCGTACCATCTTAATAATTTACCTCTTTGATGTAATTCTTTGTGTGGTGAAAGTAATAAACCACCATCTATTGATGTTATGTGTTTTATTGCTTGTAGTGAAAACATAGTTAAATTGCCATGAGTACCAATCATTTTTCCTTTATATTCAGAACCAAAAGAATGTGCACCGTCTTCAATAACAGCAGGTTTAAAACCAAATCTCATATATGCGTCTTGCTGTATTTTTTTAATTCTATCTAAATCATTCGGGTATCCTCCCCAATGTACCAACATAATAACTTTAGTTTTAGGTGTTATCTTTCGGGCTAAATCATCTAAATCCATGTTTAATGTTGTTGGGTCAATATCAACCCATTTTATCTTTAAACCATTGGCTAAAATTGGCCAATTTGATGCGGTACATGTCATTGGTGTTGCTAAAACCTCATCACCTTCATTTAAACCTGGCCACTTAGAACTTGTTGAGATAACTCCATCGTAAGTTATTGTATGTTTTGTTGGTTTTTTTAGAAGGTGAAGTGCAAGATGTAATCCTGAAGTGCCCGAATTTAAAGTAGATACATAATCATGATTAAAAAAATCTTTAAGATTATCTTCAAACTCCTCTACTCTGGGTCCTTGTCCAATATATCCACTGTTAAGTACTTTAGTAACTTCTTCACCTGCTTTAGGTGACATAAACACTTTAAATAAATTTATCTTATCTTTCATTTGTATATTTTTTTCTTTCATTTGTATATTTTTTATATGGTTTTTTATTTCTAATTTTAACAACTGTATTTTGTACTTTATTCATGTTTACCTTATGGTCATTTAAAGGATTTGATTCATTATATACGTAATTAATATCACTCATAAAACCATAGTGCTCTTTTCCTGCCATTTCAAACATAGGAAACATAAATGCCAAATCACCAGCAACCGACCAATATTTACCATTTTCATCCTTCAAATCTTCTTGAAGGATTCTTCTCCATAAAAACGCCTTCCAAGTTCGTATATGTGATAATGTAAAAACTTGTTTTCTGACTGAATCAAATATGGTTGGTGGTTTAGCAAAACCAGCTCTTCCATCATGATATTTAAAACTACCATTAGCCAACCATACATCATTTTTCATATAAAAATCATGTATTCTTTGTAATGTAAATCTATCAGGTAACCAATCATCTCCGTCCACTTCAACACATATTTCATCATCCATAATATTATCATTATTTCTAATAACTTGGTCATAGTTACCGGGTTGATACATTTTTTCTTGATTCTCAATCAAAATAAATCTATCATCACCTTTGATGGTTTTCTTGATTACATCTACAGTATTGTCGGTAGATAAATCGTCAGTAATGTAGCATTTAAAATCAGAAAATGACTGACTCATTATTGTTAGTAATGACCTCTCAACAAATTGTTCACAGTTGTATGTTGTTGTTAATATTACCATTGTTTTATTATATCTATATAATTTTCTTTTATTTTCTTTGCAATTTCTAAAGATTTAAATTTATCTACATCTTCAGGTGGAGTAGTTAATTCTTTATTTAAAATAATACCTGAACTATCCACATTATATATCCACGAATTTTTACCACACAACCAACTCTCTATAGTGGTTCTACCTAATAATATACCAGCAGTTTCATGAGAATTCTTTACAAACCTCTGAACATCTGAAGTTGGACCAAAATGTTTTACGTGTGACTCTGTTAATAGGTCATTTAAATAATTAGATTTATTTTCACCAACTAACCATAACTCTCTATTATTTTCTTTAGCATAGTTTGAGATATCTTTAATAGTATTTTCTCTCAAATAATCGATGGTACCCACAAAAAGTATGTAACCCTCATCCTTAGTATTTTTAGTATTAAATCTATTCTCATCTATCGGATTATATATTACCTCAACTTTTGACTCGTCAATACCATCTACAGCGGTTATCTTATCTTTTATTTCAGGTCGTATAGTAATATATTTCAATATTGTCTCGTCATTAATAGGGTCTTCTAAATCAATAACTTCAGAATGAATTGTTGCAATCTTTGGTAATGTTGGGTAAAGTTGTAATATTCTTTCAGTAACTGGTTTATGTTGTACGTGAACAATGTCAAAATCAACATCACTAATTTTATACAACATATTTGGCTGAGTTGTTTGAAAACCTTCAGGGGTATTTAAACCCCACTTACCGTCTCCTAACTTATATCCTGGAGGTTCATTAAATGGTATGGTTTTAATACCATATTGTTTGGATTGTCTTGATAGTGGACCATCTATATCTGATAAAACAGTAACGTCACAATTTAATTTTGTGAGTGATTTGGCAAGTTCATAAACATACATTTCTGAACCAGTATAATTCTTAAAGAATAAAGAAGATAATAAAACCTTAATAGGGGAATTTATATCTAAGTTAGGGGTTATTTTTACAGGTAATTTATCACTATATTTTTCTGAAAATTCCTGTCTATTTTTTTCCCATTGTTCATTGGTCATACCGATAGATTTATGGGTTAATCTAACATCATAGATTACACCCACTTCTACACCCTCAACATAATTTCTAAAACAAAAATCAACATCATATAAGTGAAACCCTTTTACCGATTCATCAAAATCTTTTTTTACCTTATTCTTATCAACGGCAAAGAATAGTCCATCAACCAAGACTACATCGTCAATTTTATTACCTAAACTTTTAGAATATTTTGATTCCCATTTTCTGCCTTCATGTTCGTGATTTACGATACCTCTCATACGAGTTTTATCTTCCCACCACATACCTGATTTCGGGAGTTTGGTACTACCTGCAACACCTAATATACCGTATTGAGGGTTTCTTTTAAAATGTTTTAGTATCTTATTACCCCAATTATTTTTTTCAAAATAGATATCATCGTGACAAAATACTACGATATCATTTTTAGATTGTTTAAGAATTATATTGTAAGCCTCAGTTAGAGAATGTGTTCCAGGGTTTTCAAAAGGTATTATTTCTGCACTGGGTATTCCTACACTCTTTTTGATGTATTTTAAAAACTCTTCGTCAACTTTCTTAGTACTGTAACCTATTGTAATCATGGTGTATATTCTTCTCCGTGTATAAAATAAAAAATACGACCTTCACTTCTTATAATTGCGGGACCGTTTTCTCTGTGTAATTTTCCATTAACCCACCATTCTTTATGACCATCAGGAAAAACGACAGCGGGTTTATCGTCTTCACGGTGCTTCACTCCTTTTTTATACCAAATTAATGTACCGTCTTTGTAAACTATGGCGGGTAAATCGTTGTCTCGATGGGTGTTCCAATTCCAATCCATCCAAACAACTTTTTCGTCATCTTCTTCAACTATATAACGAGTATACATTAGTCATCAAATACCTGAATTTTGGCATTCATAGTTGTGAGAGGTGTCCATTTACCATTATATCTAGTTGCTCTAACAATGTGATTATCTATCCAATGGTAGTTTCCCCCTCTAGGTTTATTCATCAAAAGATGGTGATATTCATATTCGTTATCTTTTAACCATTTTTCTGTAATTTCTCTTAATTCTTCATCCCTTGAAGTAAAGAATGTAATAATATGTCCTTCTCTGTACCAACCATTAATTAACTCAACCGACCCTTCATATGGTTTTACCACTTTCATTCTTTTAGGGTCTTCGTTAGGCACATCTTCAGTGATAGTACCATCAATGTCGATGAGGTAATTTTTTACATTTTCTGGTAGTACAGGACTAATGTTAGTTTCCTGTTGACCCAAATCCATTGTCTGCTCTGTCTTTATCTTCAATTTTATCTTTTTCAATTAATTCTACGTGTTTACCTGCTACTACAGGACATAAGACTGCTTGGGCAACTTTGTCACCAACTTCAATAGTTTGTGTTTCATTACTAAGATTTACAAGAATTACTTTAATTTCACCTGTATATCCTTGGTCTACTGTTCCTGGTGTGTTTAACACAGATAAACCTTTATTATATGCTAAACCACTTTTGGGTCTAACTTGAATTTCATACCCCTCAGGAATGTTAACATAGAGACCTGTTGGTATTAAGTCCCTTTCTAATGGACCAAGTGTTACTTTCTTATTTGAACGAAGGTCAAAACCTGAATCCGTTGGGTAAGCGTAAGTTGGTACTTTATTATCCGATTCAAACGTATATTCCAACTTAATCTTTTTGTTGTAACTGTCCATGAAATCTTTACTTAACTTCTCCATGTCAATCCCCATGGACTCCATTAATTTTTCAGGGTTTGATGTGTCAAGACCTTCAAGAGAACCTTGCATGTCTTTTAACGTTTTTAAACTGTCTTTTAAATTTCCTAATCCTTTAATCATTTTAATTCATAAAATTTACTAACAACATTTATTAACACCTCAACATCCTTCTCACAATAATCTTTAATTTGTTCTAATTTTTGTTCTTTCCAATAAGCTTCGTGAACCTTATTTCCTGTCACTTCCATTGTTTTAGAAGATTCAACACCCATACCAATACACATCAACTCTAACGATGCAATAGATGCAAAACTACCGAATTGCCATAACTCTTTGGTGTCTAACGCTTTTATTTCCCACGGTTTGGTATCGTGGTTAGGTAGAATTGGTGGTGGTAATAATCCATTTATCACCATTCTTTTTGCTAAAACAGGAATATCAAAACCTTTGACATTATGTCCGCAAAGATGAAAGTCTAATTTTCCAATTCTCTTAAGTAGATGTTGTACATCTTCTAATAACTTCTTTTCATCATCACCATAAAAACTTTGCATCTTAATATCTCCTTTTGGGTCAACGAACCCAACACTAACACAAACAATTTTTAAAAACTCAGCAACCAACGCTGCTTTGTTATAAAACATTTCAGAAGGTCCCTGACCTTTGTGTTCAGGAAAACGTTTTTCAAACCAATCCAAATAACTTTCAAATTGATATGAAAGTTCAGGATGAAATTTTTCTAGTGTGTCAAAATCAGGTGTTAAACCTACGGTTTCGATGTCAATAAATAAGATTTTAGTTAGTGGTGTGTTTATCATTTTAGTAGTGATTTATATAGTTCTGCTCTTGTTTTAGTTACGTTATTTAAGTCATAAGTGTCCTTTACAGTTTCGTAAAGTCTTTCTCCTAAATCTTCAACCCATGAAGGATTTTGAATTAGTTTCTTCATGTATTTTGACCAATCTCCATGATTACGATTTTCATTTACCAAAAGGGCATTCCCATCAACAAAATTACCATTTTTTAGTGAATGTTTCAAGTCGATGGTATAAGGTCCGATGTTTGATGCTATGATTGGTTTTTTATAGAATCCAGCTTCAATGACTTTTAATTGTGATTTCATTCGATTAAATATGTGATTTTTAATCGGTGCGAGTGATACATCGAATAAACGATAATTTTTAGCGTAAGATGTTACAGGTTCAGTCCAAACACGAGTATAAAATGGATTGTCTTCTAATGTGTAATTCTCTCTTGAGAACTTCATTAAAAACTCTTTTTGTTGTTCAGTAACCATCTTGTAGTTATTTGTGAAAACCTCTTCATATCTTGCCCATACAGTTTCCTCAGGTTTTATAGGTCTTTGTTTTTGTTCTTTTGTCTGTGCATTAATCTCAGTTACTGTACCTCTTGTGTCAAAACCACAAAGTACTACTGCAAATTCATCTTTTAAACTTTCAAGTCTTGAGAAATTACCTTCAAGTAATTTAATATCATGAAGGTGTGATGAACCACCTAACCAACCGAAACGTAGTTTATCTGAAGGTTCTGTTTTAGCTTTAAATTGAGGTTCATTTGGATTAATTGCGTTAGGTAAAACAAATACATTTTTATTTAATTTCTTAATTTCATCGGCATATAATGATGTTGTAGTTGTTACATACTTAGCAGCTCTAACGTTTTCACATATTTTTTTGTGAATACCTCTTTCCATTACGAGTGCATGTGCAGGGTGTTCTTTGGTTGGTAACCAATAGTCATCCAAATCAACGATAGTTACGATACCCCATTGATTTAGTTTTTCTACTATGATTGGAGAATCGTCTCTACCACCGATACTTCTGTGAAAGTGTACAATTTGATAGTTTTTCCAATAATTCTCATCTTCGATTTTTGGTTCGTAATCGATATCTACATGAAAATCATCGGGATATAAATTTTGTAGGAAAATGTGTGGTTCTACTGAACGAAATTTACCAACACCCGTCCTATCTGACGGTAATACTAGAACATTAATTTTTGACATACTTTAATTTTTTAAAAGTATAACAAAAAAAAGTCTATAAGAAAAGTTATTGTTTTAGTTTTTTGATTTTAAGAACCTTACCCTCAAACACGTGTTTACCAACTCTTAGAGATAAAACTTCATTAGTTTTATTTTCAGATTCAGTAATCATACCTGAGTTTTGTAACTCTTCCCTAACAACATCTCTAACAGTATCTCTAACAACGTCTCTAATCATTTGTTTTAAGTCAGACGTGTTAGGAATAGGTTGACTCTGAGTTTTCACGTTAGAAGACTCTACAATAGATTGCGATGAGTTAGTACCCATAAGTCTAGTCGCTCCCTCGATTACTTCATCTGATAAAACTGGACCTCCACCACCGAAGTTGGGTTGTTGTATTGGGTGTTCCATCATTAATTTTTTAATTTCATCTGGTAACTTAGAATTAGATATTCTGTCTTCAGTTACAGGTTGAGGCTGTTGAACAGGTTGTTGTGGAATTTGTTGTTGTGGTGCTTGTTGTACCATATCTTGTGGAATGTTATATGTTGCATTACCTTCCATTGGTAATTGACCACTTACTTGTCCTCTTGGTACTCTGTCTTGTGCATCCATTATCTTTTTAGATAGTGCTAGTTTTTGCATTAAATCACTCATTTCTTATTCTGTTGTATCAAATTGTGCGTTTAGTATAACTCTAGTCATACTCTTATCCCCATTTGGGTTGTAACCGGGTCTGGGTTCATAAAAGTTATCACCAGTTGGTTTATAAGTAAAGATTTTATCTACTCTAAATAGTCTCCATGATGGGAGAGGTTGTTCTCCTTTGTATGCTGTATGTGATGCCCCTGTAAGGTCCCAAGCTCTTAAAACTAAGTTTCCGGCCTTACTTATCCCAACACAAACGGGTTCTATAGTTCTTAAACCTCTACCACCTGGTTCGTCACCATCGTAAAATATAGTCATAACTTCCTTGTTTCTAATGGAATTCTGTATTGAATCCAAAGAAGCAATTTCAGTAATTAATGTTTTTACGGTGGTTAATAGTTTCATTTTATAGGTTTGCCATTGGTCGTGGACCTGAACCTTCATCACTTACGTAATATGGTTTAGATGCACTATATCTGTTAATTTTTATTTCATCATTTCTTTCTTGGATGTCTTGTTTCGTACCACCTTTGTAGTTGTAAATATCCAAGTAAGATGCCGTACCTCTACCTACTTCATCACCGTCTGCCAATGCATCAGGGTGTTGAGGTGAGTAATTGTCTGATTCAGGTGAAAAATCATTTCTTGGAAATAATTTTGCTCTTTCTGCTTCGGCATAAGCACTCAACTGATTTTCAGGTTGTGAGAAATTTAATTTGTCATTTTGTGTAGCCATTATAAAATATCTTTAATTAGTTTATTTATTATTTTTATGTTTTCTGTTACTGCAACATCGTATTTGTTCAAACCTTTTTCGTGTTTTTGTCCTGGTGTTTGAGGTAAACCATCTTTTTCATGATTTTTAATAAATTGGTTTTCCATACCTGTATCCATCTTGATTTGTTTACCACCCTCAAGAGTTTTTCTCCAATGGTCAAGAACATGGTTACACCATTTATTCATTCTATCACCACCGTTTAATACAAAAGGCGCATCTTCCTTATCTCCACTGTATGAATCAAACCAATTTTTAATTCTTTTAAGTTGTTGATATGTCAGAACAGGTTTATCTCTCAAATCCTTATTCCTATTATATCCTTCAACATTAGAGTCGGCTTCAACCATTTCAAAACTTTTTCCTAAATGATTGATTAGTGTCTCAGGTAGTTTAACTTTTCTATCGTATAAATCCTTATTCACCTTTTAACATTTTTATTAATTGTGATGAAGATATTCCTTCAGATTCTGCTTGTGATTTTAAAACTTTTATATTTCTCATTAATATTTCAGAAGCTTTAAAATCTTTATCTTGTAAATCATTATCAGAACCTTTGTTAACTAAAAGGTCTTCAGACATTTTTATTATATCTTCTTTGGTAAACATTTTCTCTTTCAATATTGGCCTACCAACAAAACCTTTTTCATCTTTAAATTCTGATTTTTCGTCTCTTTCTTCTGACTTACCAAATTCATCGGCTCTCATTTCCGCACTATCAACATCTAACCCTAATTTTTTTTCTAAATATTTTTTAGTACCTTCAGCATCCATGAATTGAGTTTCCTCATAACCAAAAGCGTCCGACATATCTTCTTCTTTCATTGTACTTTCACCATAATATACTCTATAACCTCTTAATAATGGGTCTTGAGTAATTCGTGTCATTGCTACTGTTTGGTCAGTAGTTTTCTTTGGGTGTAAGTGTGGGTCTAAAATTGGAATTTTAGAATTTACCATTGTACCATCAAAATCTATTAACTCATCAATCTCACCCTTTTCTTTCTTTTTTGATGAATTGTCTTTTACTTTTTTCTCATATGTTTTGTGTCTTCCACACGGCATATATTTTACAACATCATCAGACATGTGTGCGTGTACACCTTTACAACCTAATTCCGTTCCCCTTTCTTTGGCTTCTATTTTTGTATCAAATAAATCTTTCATCATGAAACACTTTTTTACTATAAATACTGCGATGAAAGTATTTATCTTAAAAAAGAGGATGGCATCGCAGAATATCAATAATTATTATTTTGATAAATACGACTTAAAACTTGACTATAGTTCATATTTTGACTTAACATTAGCGTCAGATGAAAAAGATTATGATGAAGAAGTCGTATTTTCAACAAATCTCATTGCCGAGAGTGATGGTAATCGTCTACCTATTAATATTGATTTAAATTCATCTGAATCAAATTTGAGGCAGGATTTACTTTGGAATAAATATTATTCAGGTAATACTTTAGTATCTAAGAACTATTACAACCCAAATAATGTTGACCTATCTTGTTTTAGTGCATATACAGGATTGTGTGATGTTGGTTTGGTTGCAACAGACAATGGTCTATATAATAAAATGACGGGTCAAACCTTATATTATAAAATGGGTGTTGAAACAGATTCATTTTATAAGTTTCATCCTCACTACTATGACCGACACATGAAATTACATCCTGTAACTTCATATGATAGTTGGCCAAACTTTAGATTTTCGGGTAGTGGTAAAGACACATTATACAATATAGTTTCTAAAACTGGTGATACTATAGGGTATTACAACGAACTTTATGGTGGTTTTTATCAAGGATTCTATAAGTTACATGGTTGGGATTATGAAGTATTTCCTGAAAGAGTAAATAAGGGGTGGACTGCAGAGTTCATGTTGAAACCAAGACAAAGAAATGAATATACACCTCAACCATCTGAACAATACTTAAATGACATCTACCCTGAAAATGCAGGTACTTTCTTTTATTTTGGTACTCGTGCAGAAGATAAGTATTATCATTTTGCTAGTGGAAGTCCACAGTCTGACACTGGATATACGAGAGTGACTGAAAGTTTATCTTGTTTAAAAACATGTGCATGTGCAAACACAGGGGTTACTAATTCAGATTGTATAAATGTCTACCCATCATCGGCAACAACGGTACAACATAACACAGGTTGTAACTGTGGTGCTTGTACAACAAGAGTACCTGTAGAACCTAAAGACCCTAAATTTGATGTCCTATCAAATGCAATGTCTTTAAGATTTAGTGGTGACCCTAAAAATCCGAGATTGTGTGTTAAATACATAAAGATTACGGGTGATTGTGTTACGACAGGAACTTGTACTACAACAGGTGTAACTTATGAAACAGGTTATACTATAAATGAAATATGTTCATCACGTGGTATCTATGACGATTGTGGCTATGATAGTGTAGTTTGTTACACTGCAAACACAAAAGAAAGATGGGTGATGATAAGTGCAGTATTTGAAAGATATCAATATCTTGAAGATTGTGATTTATTAAATGTTGGAGGTTTAGGTGATATTAGACAACAAAGATATCCGTCATCAATAAATGGTGCTGCATATAATCTAATCATGCCACCACAAACACACAGTGGTACAACAAAAGAACAAAAAAGAGATATAATTGAATTTAATCAAAAATGGTTAGACCAAGTAAATGACCGAAGAGGTTTATTAAAGTTATACGTCAATGGTTATTTATTTATGATTATTGAAGACTTTGAAGAAATAATACCTCATGAACTTAATACCGAAAGAGAAAAACAGATTGGAGTCCCTTTTAATATTTCTGTAGGTGGAGGTACTCAAGGGTTACATGACCACTTAATATTTAAAAATTGTACTCAAAGATATGGTCCATATACCCAAGACCCTGAATTACTACCCAATAATATTTTATCAGGTTCAACTTATTCAGGACTGACTACGGACATCTTACTTGAACAAAACTTTGGTGGTAGTTTTATGGGTGGTCTTTCACAGTTTAGAATGTACACAGAACCTTTAACAAGTCCTCAGATACAACATAATGCGAGAATATTAAAAGACACATTTGATATTTATGATTTTTGGTGTCCTGATTGTTACCCTTGTTTATTGGGTTGTTACTTTGACTTTACTGTTGGTGATGTTGCTTGTGATTATAATTTTATCATAAACGAGTTAACTTGTGACTTTAACTTTAACGTAATAGAAAACTAATATGGATTTTTACATTAGAAAAAACTCAACATTACCTTACTTAAAAGTAAAAGTTTTTAAAAGTGGTAGAAATGACTATAAAGAATTTTCTGATTCTTTAACGGCATCAACCATAACTTTTTCTATGTATGACGAGGAAACTGAAGTTTATAAAGTTTTAGACCGACCCGCATCAATAATGTCTGACGGAAACACACCACCAAACTATTATGTGTATTATCAATTCAGAAAAACTGACTCTAAAAAAATAGGAAGATTTGTTGGTGAATTTAAAATTAGTGATAGTCAAGGTGAAATTAAACTACCACTAAGAGATAAACTATATATTAATATTACTGATTCATTTGCTGATAGTAGTACGTGTTGTAGACCAAACAGATAATTATGGAATTTTTTATTAAACAAAATAGTTCATTACCAATCCTTAAGATGAAAGTTGTTAAGGACGGAAGAACCGACGCATGGAAGGTATTTGATGCGGATTTAGATAATGCAACAATTCGTTTTTCTATGAAAGAGGAAGCGACAGGTATTCCAAAAATTTTGATGAATAATGCATATATTGTTGAAAAATTAAAAAATAATCCTGACTCTAATACTGAATATTACATATACTATAAATGGACTTCTCGAGACACAAGAAGAAAAGGTCGATTTATAGGTGAGTTCTCAGTAATTAATTCTATGGGAGAATTAATTGCACCAATCAGAGAAACATTATATATCAATATCATTTAATGAGTTATTTAGTTGCCAATATACCACCAATAGAGTGTTACGTTAGAAAAGAGTACTTATATAATTTTGAAAAAGGATTTGGTGAGTATGAACCATGTTATTGGGTGTCGGTAAAATCAATTAAAGGAAGAGCATTATATTTTGAATCTTATTTAACAAATTATGGTGCGGTTTACGATAAATTACCCATATCTGCATATGTTTGGAAAACGGATATTAATGAGGAAGAGTTGTTACCTTTGGACCATTTGGAAATATGGGATGCGTTTTCATATAATATATCAGTAATACACAAATCAACTTTATCAGGTTTAGATTGTCGTGTATTCATGAAGAATAAAGAGTTTTATAAAGGGAAATATATGTTCACAATAGATTCTTGTCATTCAGAACCAAATGAGTTAAACGTCTCTTTGTCTGAAACACCAAACGAACACAAGTCATTTAATATTATAAAGTTAGATAATGGTCAGTTTGCTGCACAACCAAACAATAGAGTTTTATATTACGACCAATCTTTAACACCAAGAGGTATTAAGATACCAGATTTTAAAGTTTCAACTAAAGAATTTTATTGTGAGGATGGTACCAAATGGAGTGTTGGTGACCAAGATGTATTTTTTTACGATGATAATCAAGATTGAATTTGACAATTTAAGTTTACCATTTTATATTTTATCCATATGTCCAAGAGTAATCTCACATAGTGTGAGAGCAAATGTCTCAGACGGTAAAATGATTTATTATGGTATCACAAAAAGAAATTGAAGAATTCCTATTAGGGGAAGACCCCGAAAAATACATCGTAGCATTAGAGTACGATTATCAAACATCAAAAATTTTTAAGATTATACAAGACCCTGAGAAAGGTAAGGTTATCAAACCTGATACTTTTGTTCCGTTTGCTTGGGTCGGAAACTTACACGATAAGAATTTCTATAAAGGAAATAAATATGCTCAGAAACAGGCAATGTCTGAACACGGTATTATTATCGATAAGTTAGATACTCATGGAGACCCTCGTTTAGAAAATGGGTTGCGTTTCATGGTTAAAACAACCAAGACATACCAAAACCTTGTTAACTTTTTCAAACAAGGGGGGTTAAATCCGTGGGACCGAGAAAATAGTGATAGTATTCAGATACTACCACCAGTGGAACAATACCTCGTTCAAAAACAAAAAAGATTATTTAAGGGTTTTGAAGAGTACGATGAGGTTCACAGATTCGTATTCGATATCGAGACCACAGGTCTTTCACCTGAAGATAATAGCATTTTCCTTATCGGAATGAAAGACAATCGTGGGTTTGTACATTCACTATCAGCACAAAATGAAGAAGAGGAAAAACAAATGATTATTGACTTCTTCTATACCATTGACTACTTAAAACCCACACTTATCGGTGGTTACAACTCAGCATTCTTCGATTTCCCATTTATTTTACGAAGAGCAGAAAAGTTAGGGTTAGATATTAAAAAGATAGTCAAAACACTAAACCCCGAAGTTTCCATCCGTCAAAGAGAAGGTATGTTGAAACTGGCAAATGAAATGGAACCATATACTCAGACAATGATGTGGGGTTACAATATTGTTGATATTGCCCATGCCGTTCGTAGAGCACAAGCAATCAACTCAGATATTAAAAGTTGGGGATTGAAATATATTACTCAATATATTGGTGCGGAGAAAGAGAATCGTGTATATGTTCAAGGAGATAAGATTGGTAAGATATACTTTGACAATAAAGATTATTATTTCAATCCCACATCAGGTGGATATCGTGAAGTAGGTTCAAAAGGAACCGAAAATCTTATGGAGCGTTTTCCAGGTAAGTTTGAAGAAGTAAACGGTAAGTATATTATTGAAAGATATCTTGATGATGACTTGTATGAAACTATGGTTGTCGATGATGAGTTTAATCAGGCTAACTTCTTGTTGTCTAAACTAGTACCTACCACCTATGAAAGACTTTCAACTATGGGAACTGCAACATTATGGAAAATGATTATGAGTTCATGGTCATACAAACATAATCTTGCTATCCCGATGAAAGGTATGAAACGTCCATTTACAGGTGGTCTATCAAGATTGTTACAGGTTGGATATTCAACTGATGTATTAAAACTTGACTACTCATCACTATATCCATCTATTCAGTTGGTTCATGATGTATTCCCTAAGTGTGATGTAACAGGTGCGATGAAGAGTATGTTGAAATATTTCCGTGACACTCGTATCAAATACAAACAATTAGCTGCGGAATATTCCTCAACAGATAAAAAACTTTCATCACAATATAACCGTAAGCAGTTACCGATTAAAATCTTTATTAACGCTTTCTTCGGTTCCCTATCGGCACCACAAGTATTTCCGTGGGGTGATATGGATATGGGGGAACAGATTACCTGTACAGGTCGTCAATACCTTCGTCAGATGATTATGTGGTTTATGAAACGTGGTTATGAACCTCTCGTTATGGATACTGATGGTGTGAACTTTGCAGTACCTGAAGAGAGATATGACCATAAGTATGTGGGTAAAGGTCTTAATGGTTTGGTCGTAGAAGGAAAAGAATATGTGGGTACTGAAGCTGATGTTGCAGAGTATAACGATTTGTTTATGAGAAATGAAATGGGTCTTGACACTGATGGTCAGTGGCCTGCAACTATTAACGTTGCTCGTAAGAACTACGCACTCCTAACAGATAAAGGTAAAGTTAAACTTACAGGTAATACGATTAAGTCCAAAAAACTACAGACGTATGTCGCTGAATTCTTGGACTCAGGGTTGAGGTTATTACTTGATGGTAAAGGTGCTGAGTTTTTAGATTCATATTATGAATACATTCAAAACTTGTTTGACCAAAAAATCCCCCTCTCTAAAATTGCCAATAAGGCCCGTGTTAAACAGAGTGTTGATGACTATAAGGTTCATATCACTAAAAGAACTAAATCAGGTTCACTGATGTCGAGACAAGCACATATGGAACTCGTAATTAAAGAAGGTGTTCCTGTAGGGTTAGGTGACACTGTTTTCTATATTAACAACGGTACTCGTAAGTCACACGGTGATGTACAAAAGAAAAAAGATGAGGTTATTTTGAATTGTTACTTGGTAAATGAAAAAGACTTAATTGATAATCCTGATATGTTAGGGGAGTATAATGTACCAAGATATATTACGGCATTTAATAAAAGAATAGAGCCCTTGTTGGTTGTCTTCTCACCTGAAATACGTGATGAGATATTAATTGAAGACCCTAAAGACCGACCATTCTTTACTAAGTCACAAACACAATTAGTAAGAGGATATCCTCGTAGAGATGGTGACCAAGATACTTTAGAAGAGGTTTTAACTTTATCTGATTCAGAAATTGCATTTTGGAGACACGTTGAAATGGACCCATACTACATGTATGTTGACGATACCATAGAAATGGTGGATACAACTTACGTTAGTAAGAATAAAAATATTTTAACAGATAAGTCTTATGAACCTAAGACTACAATACCTAAAGATGAACTATATGAAGTTGACGATGACGGTAACTATATTTACACGATGGACTACTAAGAATTTTTTAAACCATCTGATGATAGTATATACCAAACATCTCCAATATTTTTTATTTCTATACTGGCAAATTTATTTAATACAATTTCATCAAACTCACCATCAAAAGAGTGTGGTGAAGTTATAACACAGTCCGTCAATGATTTAATTGTTATATGTTTTGACGAATTATGGTTGAGGGTGATTTTAACTAAATCACCTTCTTTTTGCCATTCAAAAGGTCTAACTACTAATACTTTTTCATTTCTTGTTGTGTAAGAAGATTCACTTAACACAACACTATCCTGTATTCTTAAAATTGACATATTTATATTACGTAAAATTGTCTAGGAAAGGCACGATACTGTAATGACTTATTTAATTGTTCCGCAACATTAGCTTCTCTTTCCATCATTTTATCTGGTCTAAGTCTTTCCAACCTGGCCATTAATTCTTCCATTAATTTTGACTTTTCATCTTTTGATTCAGTTAGTAATGAATCATATTCTAAAGTTAGTTCTGAATCAGGTGTTTTAAGATTACCACTAAATTTACCCCTAACTCTACCTAAAGTTTCTTTAACATATGCAGTAAACCATCTACGTACCCAAGTTTGTGCAGGACTATTTAATTCATTCCATCTCATTTCATCGATTGGAATATCTGATGGTAGTCTTACAACGTCAGGATTCGCAGCTAAACACGCATCTCTATCTTCGGTGTCGTAGTACCAATACCAACATCTATATTCGTTATGTTGAATATTCCCAAAATCAAATTTACCACCAGGTACATTCATTAAGTGAAGTGCCTTTTTACCATCAGGTAATGCTGTCATTCTATAAGTTAACTCACCTGATATAATTCTTCTTTTGATATTAACATCTTGCATTCTTAATAAGATGTCAAAGGCAGGTGTAATAAAGTAATTACCCATAGTACCCATTTGTGAAAAACCGGCACCACCACCAAGACCTATACCTCCAAATCCACCAAATCCACCCATAAATGGGTCGAAGAATGCGGCATCTAATTCAGACCTTGAAAACCATAGTAATTCATTAACTTCACGACCTGCAGGTATTTCATATATTTGTTGTCCTGGTACTAAATCTACATAATCTTTCTTAAGTACCCAATCACCACCTGCTTGAAGTCCTACAATTTTAGAATATGCATAAGTGTATTGAGTTTCCCAGTCTAAAGAACGAGTAGTAAAGGCTCTCGTTAGAGATTGTTCGTCAAGATTTAATCCATACAAAGAAGTCCATTGATTTTCAATCAACCAATCATTTACGTATTGTGCGTAATCTTGAATTGATAGTTCTAATAAAGAATCCATCATTTCATCTTCAATTTCTATACTACGAATAGGTGCACCTAATAAGTGTTTAATTCGAGTATATAATTTACTTCTATCTGGTTCTTGTATTAATGATGTGTTTGACATGGATGTTTATTTAATAAATATCAATTAAAATATATTTCTTTAATTGAATCTGTCTTCAGAGTCAAAAACATATCTACCATCGATAATTTCAGCTTTATTATTAAAAACCAATGTACCGTCCTTATCGTTATGGAAAACTAAATAATCAACAGTATATGGTTTCACATTACCACTACCAAACACGGTAATTTTACCTTCCAGCTCTTCTATTTTATTAAATGGTTTTATTTGCATTGTCTTATTACCCTCAGGAGTTACAACATATGCGTCAATACCCCCTAACATATCATCAACACCACCTAATTCACCTACTTTAAAAACTTCTTTTGTGTCGAATATCTTTTTTAGGTTAATAACAGCATTTAGTTCTCTTTTGTCACCAAATTTATTAGACCTATCTAAACCACTCATTATAGTTTGGAACGTACTTGAGTCGGTGTTAAATATTCTATATCTTAATTCGGTCATGTATCTAACGAGTCTCTCAGTTTCATTGAGTTGTTGTTGATTATCTAACCCAACATAGTTGATTGGATTTATTCCGACTTTTTTTAGGTATTGATTAATATCATTTACTAAGGTACAGAATGCGGTGTAGTTAGTATTTAACTTATTAATAATTGAACGACCAGGTTGTTCAAAATCATAAACACCCGACATTTCCCCTTTTTTGTATTCGTTTCTTTCAAACCAATAATCAGAGAATACTTCTTTTAAAATATCCATTATAGCGAACATGAATTTTTTCTTCACTTGTGGGTTACGATTAAATATCATTCTATAGGTGTTCACTTGTTTTCTGTTACATCCTGCAGAAACCCCTTCATTGATAACCTCTTTTATAAATTCACCTTCTTTAATCTTATCTTTAGTTCTCCCTAAAAATAATTTGTTTACAAACGGCCAGTTGATTACCGTCCAAAAGTTTTTGATGTAATCGTCTCTTTTGTTTCTATATTTTAGATAGTATGCGTGTTCCCACAAATCCAATCCCAATATAGGGTACCCTCCAAACTTAATGGTATTCATAAGGGGGTTGTCTTGGTTTGATGTGGTCATTATTTTTAATTTATCATTGTTAGTTACTACTAACCATACCCATCCTGAACCAAATTTAGACTTTGCTTTTTTCTCAAATTCTTTTTTAAAGTTATCGTAGGAACCAAAATCTTCTTTGATTTTTCTAAGTATTGGTCCGTAGACTCTTGTATTTTTTGGTGTTAACATTTTCCAAAAAAGTGCGTGGTTAAATGCACCACCGGCATTGTTTCTAATGTGATTGTTAAATCTACCTATTCCTTTAACAATTTGTTCTAAGTCCAAATCGGACCCTTTTCTATTTTTGATAGCTTTGTTTAGCTTATCTACATACCCTTTATAGTGTTTGTTGTAATGAACATACATTGTTTCTTTGTCAATGAATGATTCTAAGGCAGAGTAAGAGTATGGTAATTTTTCAATTCCAATCTTCTTCATTTCTAATAAAATTTCTTTGCGTGTTTTTTCGGTTGTAGATTCTTCGATTTGTTTATTTTCTACACCTTCGTTTTTAATTTGTTCTTCGAGTTCTTTGGCTCTATCTTTTAGTTTCTTAAAACCCATATAAGTTTTTACTATAAATAACTCGAATATGAAAAAAGGTCGTTACCTTCGTTGGGAAATTTCGTTTAGTATTTCTTCTAACGTATCACCCTTACCTTCATTGTCACCCATTACTGTCTCAAATATATTCTTTTTTTGTGACAAGATGTCATATATCACACCTTCTATTGAGTTCTCAAATATTGGGTAAAACACTGATACGTTTGATTTTTGTCCGTATCTGTAGGCTCGGTCTTCTGCCTGTGCGTGGTCAGAAGGTACAAATGATAAGTCATTCATAATAACAGCTTCAGCTGCGGTTAATGTAATACCCACACCCGCAGCCTTTAAGTTACCAACAAAGACTTTTATTTTTTCATTTTCTTGAAATTGGTCGACCGCATGTTGACGTGCTGGTTTTGACATACTACCATCTAACGTCACTGCATACTTACCAAAATGTTCTTTTATCAAATTCAAAGTATTTGTGAAATTCGTAAAAATGATAACCTTTTTTCCCTGTTCTAAAATATTATCAGCAATTTCACACGTTTCTTTTACTTTATTTTCTGCAATAACCTGTCTAACTTTCATTAACTTTGAAAATTGTACGGTTAGTGATGTAGATTCTTCAGATTGTTCATACCAATCATAGTATTCACCCATAAGTTGTTCGTAATCACGAGATTTTAACCTTAGATATACAGGTGTTATGATTTTTTCAGGTAAATCTAAAATATCTTCTTTTAATCTCCTCAATACGTGAGTCTTTGTTCGGTCTCTTAATTCTTCTAAATTATCAGAACCTTGGACATTCCACACCTTTCGTTTACCTACATTAAACTGATATCCATTACAATATCTTTTTACATATGCCATCCAATTATATGCAACAGGACTATCCACAAGATTTAAAAGATTATAATAGTTGATAGGTCTTGAGGTCATTGGTGTACCAGTTAACAACCAAACTTTACCAACTTTCTTACAAATATCATTGGCTATTTTTGTTCTCTGTGCTTGTGAGTTTTGAATATAATGAGCTTCGTCAATTACTACTAAATCAAATCCTTCATTTAAAATTGTAGACTCTTCAGGGTATTTTGGGTCATGAAAATTTTTAAGGATGTCATAATTTACAATAACATAATCAGCACTTTCCCACTTCTTACCTTCGATAATTGAAATACTTTTATCTGTGTAATTCTGAATCTCCCTCATCCAATTTATTTTAAGAGATGCGGGACAGATAATTAAAACCTTATCGGAACCTGATTCCAAAGAACCTATAACCGTTGAAGTAGTCTTACCCAATCCCATATCATCGGCAAGGATGTATTTTTCATTTGCAACTAACTTTTCAATAGCTTCCTTCTGATGTGATAGTGGTGGTCGGTGTGAGTATTTCTCATAATCAATTTCGACTTCCATCTCTTTTTTTGAAACAATCGCAGCTTTTGGTAACCAAAAATGATGAAGTTCTTCAGATTCAAATAACTTCCCCCAAATATGAAACGCCTTGTCTTTTTCAACCAACAGTTTTTCGATATAAATCTTTTCAGGTTCTTTGGTTAACAGTTTGTCTTCCATCATTCTCTTAGAAAAGTAAGAATCTAATGGTACCCATCTTCTCGCAATTTTTGGAACAACTTCTTTGTAGTTGTTTATGTAATCTGCTTGTGCTCGGGTTATCTTAAAATTTTTTGAATTTTCGTATTTTTTTTTGATTGCAAGAATATAATTATTAAAACCTTCGTAATTGTCTAAAACACGTTGAGCTTTAACTTCAGGAATTTTTGAAAGTGTTTCTGAGTTTTCTTGCATAATATAAATAAATTTAAATATAATCAAAAAACAAATATTTATCAATATATGACACAGAGAAGAGTACCGATAACACGATTAAATAAGTTTTTTGGTTCCGAAGACTTTAACCTCGAAATAGAAATGGGTCGAGAATGGTTGAGCGGAGACATGAACTTTACCCTTGTATTATATAGTGTCGACTCACAGAAAACCGTTAAAGATGATGTTTATGGTGAGGTCAGTTCTGATGGTGTACAATTTTTACCCCCTGTTGAGTTTAAGGCCATGGTAAGAATTGAAGAACCACAAAATGATTTTATTGGTAATAGTAAGATATTACAAAATGAACCAGGTAACTTAATATTCTCTGTTTATGAAAAAGATTTAGAATCTTTGAATATTGATATTAAGTTGGGTGATTATATAGGTTATTGGATTTCACCGACAGAAATGAAATATTATTCAGTCATTAATGCTGCACAGCCAAACTACGATAATAAACATACTTATGGTGGATATAAGAGTTTTTATTACACTTATACTTCAACACCTGTATCTGAAAATGAATTTAGAGGAATATAATGGCATTACCTAAACAAGTAAAAAAATATTTACCCCTCACTCCTGAAAAACAACTTTTAGAGAGAAGGGAGCAACTTTTGGAATTTATTCAAAAGGACGGGACTTATTTACCTAAGGGAGTTTTACATGCCGATTTAGATAGGGGTATGTTGGATTTTGTTCGTGATGAGCTAGAGTGTGTTGTTGATGGTAAAAAAGTTAGTAATATAGATTTGATTATAACACTACAGAATTGGGCTCAGTTCACACAAACTTGGAATACTGAAGATTTAAATGGTAATGTACAATTCCCATTTATTACTACGGTAAGACAACCTGAGGTTCCTTACGGTACCAATCCATCTTTACAATATACCATACCAAATAGAAAAGAGTTTTTATATGCTCAGGTACCAACATGGGACGGAACAAGAAAGGGTATGGATATCTATAAGATACCTCAACCAATCCCTGTTGATATTACTTATGATGTGAAGATTGTATGTAATAGAATGAGAGAACTTAATGAATTTAACAAAATCGTTATGCAAAAATTCAGTTCTCGTCAATCATATACTTTTATAAAAGGTCATTACATTCCTATCGTAATGAATAGTGTTTCTGATAATTCAGTAACAGAAGTGAATAAGAGAAAGTTCTACGTACAAAACTATAACTTTACAATGTTAGGTTTTTTGATGGACGAAGAAGAGTTTCAAATATCACCAGCTATTACTCGAGCATTAACTCTATTGGAGGTTAATAATAGGTCAGGTGCTAGAAAGGCAACTAAGTTTCCAGGTAGACCTGATAATTTTGATTTGGATATTAAATTCAGTACTTCACAAACTCAAAAGGTTGAGACTTTTAGGTATACTGTAGATTTATTAGTGACAGGTACTGAGAATATAGACAGTTATGATGTTTATATTGATGGTAATTATGTTGGGTCTGATTTAAGTACTATTCAAATCACTGATGGTGATTTGGTAACTATCGATATTACGAAGATAACGGGAGGTCAAGAGTCGGTTCTTCAAACCACTGCATACTTGAAGTAATTATTCACCATAAATGTCTTTTTTCTTCTTACATTTATCGTAAATCATCTTTTCTAAAAACTTATACATTTTTAGTCCGTTCTCTTCACAATAGTTTTTTAAGACTGTGTGGGCTTCTTTAGATATTTTAAGGTTCTTAATTTCACTCATAACATAAGGGTAGAAAAAAGGTAGAAAAAACTCTTCCTAATAATAAATATTCCCTTTATGTAAATGTATTTTGTGATTTTTCTAAATATTTATCTATAAAATAAATTAAAAAAGAAATAAAAGTTAAATGGCAACATCAAACAAAGTATTCGTTTCTCCCGGTGTTTACACTTCTGAAAGAGATTTAAGTTTCGTAGCTCAGAGTGTCGGTGTAACTACACTTGGAATCGTTGGGGAAACTCAACAAGGTCCAGCTTTTGAACCTATTTTCATCACTAACTATGATGAATTCTTGTCGTATTTCGGTGGTACAACACCTCAGAAATTCGTCAACACACAGATACCTAAATATGAAGCGGCGTATATCGCTAAGGCATATTTACAACAATCTAATCAACTTTTCGTAACGAGAGTATTAGGTTTAAACGGTTATGATGCTGGTCCATCTTGGTCTATTACTACTGTAGCAAATGTTGATACATCAACAGTTGGTATCACAGGAACAACGGGTCCTCAGACTCTTGAGTTCTCAGGTAATACAGGTGGAACAGTAAACATAACAACAATACCTGCTAAATTAAGTTCTAAATTCTCATTACCATATACAACATTTAATGGTGGTGAATCTTCACTTAACGAAGATTTCCAAGGATATATCCTACCTTCATTATTAGATACTGGAGCATCAGGTGGTACCGCATATTTCTGGGGTACTGTAAGTGCTAGTACATTTAATTCGGTAACAGGTGTAAATGCTAACTATTCAGCATATACTGAAACATTTGGAGTTTCAGGTATCACTGAAGACGTGGCAGATTTTACAAGTCCAAATGATGACCCATGGTATTACTCTTTATTTGATAATAACAGTGGTGCATATGATGGTTTTGGTTTTGGTGCGGCACTTGACACATTAGAAGATTTAGGTAGTGGAGCATTCTCAGGAACTATGGAAGTTTACTATAGTGATTATTCAGGTACATCTTATACTGATTATGATGATGTAGTTGTTGCGACTCTTCGTTCAAGAGGTGTGACTACAGATTCTTCAGGCGGTCCTGTTTACACTGTAACAGGAACTAGTGATGTAACATTAGTAACTTCAGGAGCATTCTCAGGAGTATCAACAAATCCAAAAGCAACATTTAGAGTATCAGGTGTCACTAGTGATGATGAAACATTTACATTCAATACATCATTTGATTCTTCAGATACAAACTACATTAGTAAAGTATTTGGTAAGGGTAACTTCTCTAAACCAAGAAATGAAGTACCTGTATTCTTAGAGGAAGTTTTCCAAACAACATTAAACGACTCATACAACAATGGATATATTAGAGGATTAAATTCTTCATTAACAGCTTTACCTGAGGCAAGAGGTTTAGATACGACATCTATTGGTTGGTATTTGAATACTTATCAGACACCAACAACACCATATGTTGTTTCTGAATTACGTGGTAACACTGTTTATAGACTATTCAAATTCGTATTAATTTCTGATGGTAGTTCAGCAAACAGACAAGTAAAAGTTTCGATTGCTAACATGCAGTTCAGTAATGGTACCTTTGATATCATCGTTCGTGACTTCTTCGATACTGACGATAACGTTGTAGTTTTAGAAAAATTCACGAATTGTACGATGAACTCAACACAAAATTCATATGTGGCTCAAAGAGTAGGTACATCAAACGGTGAATATGAGTTGAAGTCTAAATATATTATGGTTGAAATGGATGAAGACCATCCTGACGATGCACTTCCTTGTGGATTTGAAGGGTATAACTTCAGAGAATACTCAGGAGTTAAAAATCCATTCCCTGTGTTCAAAACTAAATACTACACACCTGGTGAGATTGTTTATAACCCACCATTTGGAGCTTCTTCAGGGGCGGATAACATAGTAAGAAGTGCGGGAGACAGAGTTAGAAAAACTTACTTAGGTTTCTCTTCAACTGTAGGTGTTGACGGAGACTTCTTCGAATATAAAGGTAAACAAGTTCCAACAACTTCTGATGGTAATGGTACAGATTGGCCAGTACTAACAAAAGGTTTCCACATGGACTCAGGTGCAACTGTTGTTACAATTTCAGGTGGATATACTTCATCAGGAACATCAGCATTTGATGTCGGTGTAACTTCATTCCAATCTGACCCTAATAATAGTACAAACGCATACTACTCATTAGCGTCAAGAAAATTCACTCTATTAGCTCAAGGTGGTTTTGATGGATGGGACATTTATAGAGAGTACCGTACAAACGGTAATACATTCTCACTTGGTAATACAGGATTCTTAGCTGGTAACAGTTCAACTTCAATTACATATCCTGATTCAACAGGATGGGGTTACTTTAAACCAATAACAGGTCCAAACCAAGAACAATGGGCGAATACTGACTACTACGCATACTTGTGGGGTCAAACAACATTCAATAACCCTGAATCTGTAAACATTAACGTGTTTACAACTCCAGGTATTGATTTTGTTAACAACGCATCGTTAGTGAATGATGCTATTGAGATGGTTGAAACAGATAGAGCTGATTCAATCTATGTCTTAACAGCACCTGACTATGATATGTTCTCACCAAACACTGCGGATTTTGAAACTCAGTTTATATACCCTGAAGAGTTGGTTGACTTATTAGAAGATTCAGGAATTGATTCTAACTATAGTGCAACTTACTACCCATGGATTTTGACGAGAGATACTAACAATAACACTCAAATCTACTTACCACCAACAGGTGAGGTTGTGAGAAATTTAGCATTGACTGATAATATTGCTTTCCCATGGTTCGCATCAGCGGGTTACACAAGAGGTATTGTAAACTCAGTGAAGGCACGTAAGAAGTTAACTCAGGACGATAGAGATACTCTATACAAAGGTAGAATTAACCCAATCGCAACATTCTCTGATGTAGGTACAGTTATTTGGGGTAACAAAACTCTACAAATTAAAGAATCTGCACTTGACAGAATAAATGTAAGAAGATTGTTACTACAAGCTCGTAAGTTGATTTCAGCAGTTGCGGTTAGATTGTTATTCGAACAAAATGATGAGAAAGTAAGACAACAGTTCTTGGATTCTGTTAACCCAATCTTGGATTCAATCCGTAGAGATAGAGGTTTAATTGACTTCCGTGTGACTGTATCAAACACTCCTGAGGATTTAGATTCAAATACTTTAACAGGTAAGATTTATCTAAAACCAACAAGAGCTCTTGAATTCATCGATATTGAATTCTTGATTACTCCTACAGGAGCGTCATTCGAAAATATCTAATATAGATAATTAATAAAAGAAGGGGGGTTCGAAAGTTCCCCCCTTTATAGCCTTAAAAAAAGACAATAATGGAATTTAAAAAGAAATATCTAAACGAAGCGTTAAACATCGACAATTCTGATAAGAAAACTTTTTCTGAAAAACCACAAAATATTGTTATTTCAGAAGAACAATTAGAAAGATTAATTAATAAAGTTTCTAAAGAAAAATAATGAATTTACGTAAGATTATTAAAGAATATGCTGAAGAGAAACAATTAAGAGAAGGTTTCGATGAAGCGGGTGAACCTGATTTAAAGTACTATGCTTTTGACTGGGATGATAATATAGTTACAATGCCGACACAAATTATTTTGATGGATGAAAATGGTGATGAGGTTGGTATGAGTACTGAAGACTTTGCCGAGTATAGAGAGATTATAGGTAAAGAACCTTTCGACTATAAAAACAAAAGAATTGTAAACTATGCAGAAAACCCTTACCGTAATTTTGGTGTTCAGGGGGATAAGGCATTTATCATCGATGCTATGATGGCAAAACCAGGTCCTTCATGGGATGATTTTGTTGAGGCAATAAATGGGGGGTCGATTTTTTCAATAATCACTGCGAGGGGACACAACCCTAACACCCTTCGTGAGGCGGTTTATAATATGATTGTGACCGACCACAATGGTATTAGTAGAAACGAACTATTAAATAACCTAAAAAAATACCGTGAATATTTTGATGAAAGAAAAATGAGTGACAAAGAGATGATTGACTTTTATTTAGATTTGGCTAAGTTCCACCCTGTTACTTATGGTGAGGGTAGTGCTGCTAATCCTGAAGAGGGGAAAATCGTTGCTTTAAGAAACTTCCTATCTTACGTCAAAAATATGGCAAAGGAGTTAGGTGAAAAATCTGCTTACTTTAAAAATGATATAAAAAACAATTTTGTACCTAATATCGGATTTTCAGATGATGATGCAGGTAATATCGAGAAGATTAAAGATTTTCTAGATAAAGAAGATAAAGATAAACTAGTTAAAACTTATTTAACAAAAGGAGGAGAAAAACAGGAAGTTTAAAGTATTTCAGTAAATCTGGGCTCATTCTATGAGTAATTGATTTCTAAAATAAAGTAAATAGAAAAATTTTTTCAAACTCATAATATTTATAAGAAAATAAAAGAAACAAATTAAAACCAAAATACTATGGCTGATTTATTAATGAAAATGCCCACACCGTATGAACCAAAAAGAAAGAATCGATTCGTCCTTACTTTCCCTTCATCGTTGGGTATCAACTCTTGGTACGTTGAATCTACTTCACGACCACAAGTGACTATTGGAGCAACTGAGATTCCATTTTTGAACACATCAACATTCGTTGCAGGACGATTTAACTGGAACACTATTAATGTGACATTCCGTGACCCAATCGGTCCTTCAGCATCACAAGCACTTATGGAGTGGGTACGTCTTCACTCTGAGTCTGTAACAGGACGTATGGGATACGCTGCAGGTTATAAGAAAGATATTGACCTTGAAATGTTAGACCCTACAGGTGTTGCTGTTGAAAAATGGATTTTACAAGGTACATTCTTAACAGATGTAAACTTCGATTCATTAGGATATAGTGATGATGGGTTGGCAACAATCACGGCAACTCTTCGTCCTGATAGATGTATTTTGGTTTACTAATATAGTATTTACGAAAAAAATAAATGTCATATATTTAACCATAGGGGCAACCCTATGGTTTTTTTTATTTAAAAATATATGAATACAGCAGAACAATACGGACAAATGAACATGAACTTACCACACGATGTGGTGAAGCTTCCTTCAGGTGGTAAATTTTATAAAAACAAAAAATCATCAATAAAAGTGGGATATCTTACTGCTAATGATGAAAATATTTTGATGTCACCTAATATGATACAAAGTGAAGGTTTGATAAAAACTTTGTTGAAACAAAAGATATACGAACCAAACTTTAATGTTGAAGAATTATTAGATGGTGATGTTCAGGCAATATTATTATTCTTAAGAAATACTGCGTTTGGTACGGGGTATAGAATACAGACGATTGACCCAATAACTAAAAAAGATTTTGAGACTGAAATTCAGTTAGATGAAATTAATTTTATAACACCCGAATTACAACCTAATGAAAATGGTTTATTTGAATTAAAACTACCTTCTTCAGGAAAAGTTGTTCAATGTAAATTATTAAATATTGGTGAACAAGAAGAAATAGATAGAATACAAAACACTTACCCTGAAGGTATGGTGGCTCCTGTTGCTACAAAAAGATTGGAAAAACAAATTGTAACCTTAGACAGTGATGAAAATAAACAAAATATATCTGTGTTTATTACACAAATGCCAATTTCAGATGCTAAGTACATCAGACAACAATTAAGATTGGCAGAACCTCGTCTTGACTTAAGACGTGAAATTTTAGCCCCGTCAGGAGAAAAAGTGAGTATCAATGTCACTTTCGGGGCGGAGTTTTTTCGACCTTTCTTCTGATTATAAAAAATTACAATTAGATGAATTTTATTTTTTAGCTAAACACGTTAACTTTAGTTATCGTGATATGTTATATATGCCTGTATTTGAACGAAAATATTTTATAAATAAAATAGTTGAAGATTTTGATAAACAACAGGAAATATATGAAAAACAAAAAAATAAATAAGAATCTATTTATTGTAAAATAACACAAAATGTTTTTTCAAGATAACTCTAATGCAGGTACAGGTCCTTTCGCAACACCAGGTGGTGATGGTAATTTTATTAAAAATGCGAGTGAAGCTGCATTAAATGCAGTTAAACCACAACAATTTATTGAAGGTTTAAAAACCGTTGAAAATCAGGCTAAACAAGTTGCGAGAACTGTTTTTGGTCAAGTGGGTGATGCTTCTAGAAGTATACAAAAAAGTTTAGTTGAATCATTTAAGAGTACTGTTGAAATTGGTGCAACTTTAGAGGACAATGTAAACATTTATAAATCGATATCACAATCATTACAAAGAAATAACTATCTTACATCAGAACAGTTAGAAAGTTTAGTAACATTACAAAGGACAACAAATTTAACAGCGGAAGAAATAGGTTCAATGGTTACAGGGTTTCAAGATTTAGGTCAAGGAACAGATGCTGCTATTGAAAAAACACAACAGTTGACTCAAGTTGCTAGAAGTTATGGTCTAAACGTTAGTCAATTCTTAAAAACAACAGGTGAAAATCTTAAACTTGTTAATGCGTATGGATTTCAAAATGGTGTTGAAGGGTTAGGTAGAATGGTTGCAAGAGCTCAAGCTCTTCGTATGGATTTTAGTTCTATCACAAAATTAGCTGCGGATTTGTTAAGTCCTGAGAAGGCGATTGATTTGGCTGCGGAAATGCAAATACTAGGTGGTGCTGTTGGTGATTTAGCAGACCCATTTAAGTTGATGTATATGGCTGAGAATGACATGGAAGGTCTTCAAAATGCCATTGTAGATACTGCAAAATCGGCAGTAATGTTCAACGAAGAAACTGGTGAGTTTAAGATTACTGGTGTTGAAATGAGAAGGTTACGTGCTCAGGCGGATGCTCTTGGTATGACTTATGAAGATTTAGCCAATACTGCAGTTAAGGCTGCTAAGGAACAAAAAGTCATGGAATCATTAGATTTCACAGGTCTTGATAAAGATACTAAACAATTAGTTGCTAATTTAGCTGAAATAGGTCCTGATGGTCAGATAAGTTTAAATCTACCAGACTTGAAAAAACCAATTACAGATTTGTCTGTTCTACAAGATAAAAGTTCTGAAGAATTCAAAGCTTTGGAAAAGGCTAGAGATACTGCTTCATTAAGTGAACGACAGATTGCTGAAAAACAACTTAGTATACAAGAAAAACAATTAGTTGCATTATCAAAAATACAAACATCAGGTATCTTGGCTGGTGGATATGCATCAGGAGAACCAGGTTCTAGAGGTGAAGATTTAGAAAGTTTAATGAGAGCTGTTGCGGATGCAACTGGAGAACAAACAACACAAACTATTGAGGCGTTTGTACAAAAATCTGAATTTACCAAAACAGTTACGGATTTTGTCACAGGTTCAGATGAGTTAGGTAATAGTTTGAAAACAACCTTTGAATCATTTCAAGATGAGATGGAAAAATTGTTTGATGAGTTACCTAATAATATTAGTGAATCATTATCAAGGATTGACCCTGAAGTACCTGAAGGTACCTCGGTTGTAACTGAAGAAATGAACCAATTTTCAGACGGGTTAGGTACTTTGACGGTATCTGCTAATGCACTAAACACCACTATTCAGGACCTTATAACTGCAATTAGTAGTAATAATTATCAGGGTATGAATGATGGTTATTTTTCACCAGGAAGTGCACAGGTTATTAAAGCGGGTAAAGATACGTTTAGTTTAGATAGGATGGATGAGGTTGTTGTTGGTACTAATCTAACACGTAATAGTTCTCGAGGTGTTACGGAACAAAATGTTAATGTCGGAGGAACTTTTAGGATGGATTTAAATGTTACAGGTGTGAATAATCAAGAATTTGAAAGAATGATGAAGAGTCCTGAATTTACCGCGGCGGTTAGAAAACAGTTAATAGACCGACTGAGTTCACCTTTAGGTAATTCAACACCTGGTTATGTATAAAAAATCAATCAACAATCTATTTATCTAATAAAAGAATAGATGAGTAGTCCATTATCATTTAATTCAACTGAAAACTTTAGAAAAAAGTTACTTGTAAGGAACTTACCACCTTATAACTATCCTGGTGCTTTTTCACCAAAATCAAAACCGGCCATAGGTGATTTGAATATTGATGATTTGGCGGTTATTGATAGTCCTTCATTGGTTGACATTGGTGATGACCAAGAAAAGTTATTATATGTTAAAAATGCCTACGGTCCTGAAAATACAAATTCAAGTTATGGGGACGTTGTTGATATAAATGAAGATAATGGTACACAATCTAATTTAGGTGAATACGATTACTACGCTTCTGAACCTTCAAAAACAACTGCAGATTCACAAAAAGATTCTTTTATTAAAAATGAGTTTGGTCCACAAGCAGGTTGGGATGATGAGATAGATATTCAAGATGTTGTTAAAACTAATATTATACCTCTAAATTTAGTTGCTGGTAGTCCTATAGAATATCAAAGAGACCCAATTCAACAAAGAGATACTTACTACAAATTTATTTCATCACTATACTCACCATATCAGATATTAATATCTGATGACCCACAAGGTTCTGATGGTAGATTGACCGAAGATTCTGACTTAATGCAAATAGGTGCTAAGTTATTACAAAGAGATTGGAAAACAAGACGTGATGGGAATGTATATCAACAAACATTAGGACGAGCAAATGTTATTGATGCCGCGAATGACCCGTTCCGAGCTTTAGGTATAGCTGCTGGTAGAGTACCACTTATTGAACCAAATTGGAATATTTCACAACCCGATTCGATTATAGGTAAAGGATTAGATTTTATTTCAAGAATTGCTGGTGTTACTGCACCATACTCTTTTATACCTGGTGATTATTTTTCATTACCACAAAAAAGAAGTTTTTTAGAACAAGTACAAAGAACGAGTTTAGTGAATGTAGGTATCAATGCTGTTGGTAGTGCTGCTAAAGCGTTAGGTGCTAATGGAGTTTCGAAATTTGTAAAAAAATTAGAATTACCAAATAACAGAACATCTTCAGATATATTTTTAGCCAATACAGGACAAGGTCAATCATCAAGTCTTTTCAACAACTTAGAGTTTAATGACTATCGTCCTGATTATAGAGCAAATTTCTTAAATGACCTCAACTTAGGTGCACCCTCAGGTAACTATTATATAGGTAAAAGGACTTCTGAACCTACGGATATTGTATTCCCTGCGGATGCGATGCCAGTTGACAAATATGGTTATGCGACGCAATCACCTGTATTTGGTTACGGTGCATTAGGTAAAGAATATGAAGGTCCTGAAAATGATTTTCAGTTTGGTTTAAACACTACATCAACTTACGATACAGGTGGTATAACAGGTGGTTTTGTATGGTCAAGTGATTCGAGTGAAGGTCAATATGGTAAAAGACCTGGTCCAACAAATGACAACCCTTCACAACCGACAGATAGTTCTTGGACTGCAACTAAGAGTACTTTCGGTTCTAAAACGAGTAATAATTCAATCTACCAATACAAAGCAGGTTCAATATTAGACAATACACAAAAACTTATTGATGCTGCCGATGGTAGTGATAAGAAATTAGAACATGCGGGAAATGCCATAAATCAGGTAAGTAAAAAATTCTCTGACGGATATAAGATTTTAAGTAAAGGTTCAAGAGTTGTAAGATATTCAAGTGAAAATAACTACACTGAAGGTTATGAGTTTTGTCGTGTGTTTACAAAAGATACGCCATTTTACAATATGGGTGACCTACAAAAGAAAAGTGGAAACATTAGGAAGTTCACTTATTCTGTTTTAGATAATACATACAATTTAAATATTGCACCAATGAGGGGTGAAGACTCCTCTAACATGTTAGGTAATGATTACTCATCTAGCGGACCTAAAAAGTATATGTTCTCTATTGAGAACTTGGCTTGGAGAACGGCAAACAGACCTGGTTATACTTACGATGATTTGGCAAATTGTGAAAAAGGACCTAACGGTGGTCGTATTATGTGGTTCCCCCCATATGATATGAGGGTGGATGAAAATGTGAGTACAAGGTGGACATCTAACGAATTTTTAGGTCGTCCTGAACCTGTATATACATACAATAATACTACTCGTGTTGGTAATCTTTCATGGAAGATTGTGGTTGACCACCCTTCAATAATGAACTTATTGATTGACAAAGAATTAAAAGGTCAGAACGGTGAAGCTGTAAATGCTATTGTGGATTCATTCATTGCGGGATGTTTAAATTATGACATATACGATTTAGTTGCGAAATACCCGCAGTTCTCATTGTCTGATATATACGAGATTGTAAATAAAATTACCTCAGTCGAGGATTACAAAACTGAGGTTAGGGAAATACCGCCTCAAATACAAACAGAAAAGCCAAAACAGGACGATAAAAAATTAACTAACTTTAAGGAAGAAGAACTTGTATTTTATTTTGATAATGACATTCCAGGTCCTGCAGGAACTAGACCTAATTGGGATGAAACGGTAAGTGTTAGTTATGATAGTACATATAATACATATATTGGTAGAGAAGCTACTATATTAAACAACCAACCTGATGAGACTAAGAAGAGTGCTATGGTTCAATTCTTTGAAACGATTAAATCTTCATATAATTTAAATAAAGAATTTACTACTAAACTTGGTGAAACTTTAAAACAAGGTAATAGTGTAAATATTAGTATTTTAGGGGCGGCATCACCTGTGGCTAGTGATGAATATAATAAAAAATTATCACAACGAAGAATATCATCGGTTATAAATTGGTTGAGAGAAATACCGATAGAGGGTGGTGGTAAAATTGGAAATTATATAGATGATAAAAAATTAACTATAAATCAGTTACCTCAAGGAGAACAAGGTACGGTTTCGGATGTAAATGGTAACACTGTAGATTGTACTACCGTTCCTTCTACAGGTACTGATGCTGAGTTTTCACAAGGGGCGATGGCTTGTAGAAGGGTGAGAATAAGAATGGATAATGAGATAGTTCCTGAAACTTCAACCAAAACAGAAGAACCGGCAGAACCAACAACAGATAGTAATGGTGTTACTCAAGAAACTAGTAATATCAGAACTACAAATACTGTTGAAACACAAGAATCAAGAGTTAGACAAGATATTGCCAAAAGAGTTTTAAGAAGAACCTTAAGTGAGTGTAACTATTTTGATATGGTACAACAAGACTCACCTGCGGTTTATGAAAGTATTAAAGAGAAATTTAAATACTTCCAACCCGTATTTCACTCTATAACACCTGAAGGATTAAATTCAAGATTGACATTCCTTCAACAATGTATGAGACCTGGTGATACTATACCTACAATTCAAAAAGATTCTACAGGTCGAGTTACGAGAGTCTATAATGATGCCTTTAACACCGCATTTGGTGCCCCACCTGTTTGTGTATTACGAATTGGTGATTTTTACCACTCAAAGATTGTTATCAACTCATTAAATATCAGATATGAGCCTTTAATGTTGGATATGAATCCTGAAGGTATTGGTGTACAACCGATGATTGCGGATGTTAGTTTATCATTTAATTTTATTGGTGGTGAAGGGTTGAAAGAACCTGTGGCTAAATTACAAAATGCGTTGTCATTTAATTATTATGCAAATACTGAGATGTATGATGATAGGGCAGATGTTACCGATGTTTCAGCATCACAGTTCGATGCTCAGATATTAGAATCTATACAATTAGAAAATGGTAATACGGACCCAAGACAGACTGAAGAAAATCAAAGATTGGGTGGTGTATCTATTGGTAATATTTTAACTCAACAAAATGTTGCTGAAACAGGTGCAATATCAGGTACTTCTGATTATAAGGGTATTATGAAGGATATTACCACTCATAATAAATCATATGCGGAATCGGTATTGTCTTCACTTGAGGAGATTAATAATACCTACTTATATGGTGGATTAAAGTTATTTGTAAACTTAAGAGATTATAGTGATGGAACGGTAAACGGTGTTGATACCAATATGTTTGGTAAGAGTGCTTACCTCCAAGACAATGTTGATAGTACTTATAATTTCTGTGTGACCACTGTTGATAGTGGAACCTGTCCTTTAATTGATTATGGTAATTTTGGTTTATTTAAGAATTCTCTAATTGATAGTTACAAAAATTCAATTAAAAGTTTAATGGAAGAAAAAAAGAACGAGTATGTTCTTAATATGGAAACTAACCTACAACGATTGTCTTCTGATGAAACTACCTTAATTTTTGATATAGACAAATTAAATTATGTTGTAACACAATCTGCTGGTTCTAATACTGGTAGTGATGGATATCAAACAAAACAAGGTAGTACTGTGATATTTAGTGTTTCAGGTACTTCAGATGTTGATGTTTCATCACCTGGTACTCCATTAGATACTTTGGAAGAATTATCTAATGACTTTTCTGTTATAGGTTCTGATATGAGGGAACTATACACCAAGTTAGAATCGTATTATTTGATTACGACTTTTAGTAATGAATGGAATGATAATTTTACTTATAGCGTATATCCTGATAATACTACTCTTAAGAAAAAGAGTGCGTTAGTTAGAACTAGTAAAGAAAAAAGAATTAACTCACCGGCTGAGGTAAGTTTATTTACTTTATTAGGTAAGGATATAAAAGACGATAAAAACAAAGTTTTTAATAAACTCATCAATGGGATGACCTTTAAGAACAATAGACAAAAAGAAAGATTCTCAAAAGAGTTGAATGAAATTTTAGATGAGTTACAACTTTACTATGAATCGGCATATGTTGAGTCTGTTAAGGCTTTTGATTCGTTTAAAAATGAATATTTTAATGATAAGTACTCACAATACTTACCATATAATCAGGACAAGGCAAGAACTTTTACCTTCTCTAAAATTACAAGTAGTTCACTATCTGATGATTTAATTACTTTATATGAGCAAGTAAATACAGGTGATAAAACAACCTTTAATGGTAAAAAACGACTTAAATAATGCAATATTATAACAGATATAAAGACTTCTTAATTAATGGAGAACAAACTGTTGTACCATTTGTAAGGATTCCAGCCAAGCCGACAGATAAAAAATATATTTATCGTGTTGGTAGAAGTAGACTTGATAAAATATCTCAAGAAATATACTCCACACCATACTTTGGATGGTTGATAATGGTGGCTAATCCTAATTTTGGTGGGTTGGAAAGTAATATTCCTGATTCGACAACATTGATTATTCCTTTTCCGTTGATAACTTCTTTACAGGATTATAAGGCAGCATTAGACAATCACTTCTTCTATTATGGCAGATAACAGACAGAGTAAAAACATTTACGTAGAAAACGATTACGAAAATATTATTTTGGTTGACCCAAACAAGGTCACTCTGCCCAATGGTGAAGTTCAAGAAAGATTAGTAGACCATGAAGATTTGGTCTTTTATGCAAATTTAGAGGCGAAGGTATTACCAAGAACAAAATTAGCGGTTGGTTCAGACTTAGATGACTCTGTGGTTAATACATCAGTAGCTTCTTTAGGTGAACCTGGAATACATGAAATCAACTTCCTAAGTCCGAGAGGTAAATTGGCTATGGATACAAGTTGGTCTGACCAACAAACGGGTAAAGGTGCGAGAGAAGGTAAAGGTGCTAACCAAACTCAAGAATATATTGTAGGACAACGACCTAATCAAAAAATAGTTAGAAAGACAATAAATTCTGAGGATACTCAAGGGTTAGGTATTACGAGTATTAGGATTCAAAATAATGCAGCATACATACCTCAGGTTACTATTGAAATGGTCGATGTTCAAGGCCGAACACTTTTTGAACAGGGAGAGCAATCACCATACTCAGCATTTTTCCAACTACCATATCCGATATTTTATTTAACAGTAAAAGGTTACTATGGTAAGGCAGTTAAGTATGAATTAATGTTGAAGAAATTTAATGCAAGATTTGACCCTTCAGATGGTAATTATTTAATCACCACTGAATTTATTGGGAGAACATCAGCAATTTTAGAAGATATTAATGTCCAACATTTATTTACCGCACCAAGAATGTTTGGTAAACAAATAACTAGTAATGAAGGGTCGACAGCTACTAATGCACAACAAGAACAGGCACAAGCTGGAAATGTTAGTTCAACAACACAAGTCACTATTGAAAATACAACGAGAGGTAGACAAGTATTAGGGGAGGTTTACAGTCAATACAAAGCCAAAGGTTTATTAGATGAAAATTTCGAAGAACTAACACTTAGTGAATTTGTATATAGAATAGAATCGTTAGAGAGATATATCAACGAACAATTTGGACCTCAGGAGTTAGAGGTATTAAATGATATACAAAAATATAGAGAAGACCTTAGTAAATTTAGAAAGGAAATATTTTCAAGTGTTAGTGGTTCATTTTACAATGATTACATTGATGGTTCCTTACCTATTGTAGAATCAAAAGATAAAGGTAATGGATATGTGTATTATCCACTACAGAGTGGTATACGAGATAACACACAAAAAACTCAGAGTGCTAACATAAAGTTAGAAGAGATTATAAAAAAATATAAAGAAAAACTCGAAAGTAATGCCACCTTTGGTTTAAACGGTAGTTACACTATTGAAAACCCTGATAATGGAAAAAAGGAAACTATTAATAGTCAAATAAACTTTTTAATAGATGTCAAAACAATTAAAAAGACTATTGATAAAAATAAAGTTGACTACACAAACACATATATTCTTAGAAACAATGCTCAACCTACTGTTGAAAGTCTTAGTGAGTTTAAGTTAGGACTACAAGCTGAACTAAATCTGCAAGTACAAGTTTTAGTTAATGGAAATATTGTTACAGAAGAACAACCATACTATGTGTTTGGTAATTCATTTGATGATTCTAACTTCCCTGTGAATTCTTTCTTAAGTTTATTAGATAAGATGGAAAGAATTTTCAATAAAAACTCACAAAATATTGAAACAAGTCTATCACGTACTTTAGCGAGAAAAATAACGAGACCAGCTTCGGAGGGTGGGTTAGGATTTAATCCGACAATAAGAAATACTATTGGTGTTATCTGTGCAAATGCGGACGCGTTTTTAAGATTGATGGATGAAACACACACCAAAGCATATGACCAAAAAGCGAATCCAATAAGATTAACATCAATTATTGACCCTGAAAAAAGTTTTGGAACAGACGCAAAGGATTCCTTACAAAAAGTGACTGTAGATGGTAAATTATCTGAGGATAGTATTGTTTATCCATGGCCTCAATATTTTGAAACTGAAATAGACCAAAACGGTAACTCAAATTATGTCATAAAATATCCTGGTGACCCACAGTCATTAACTAAAACAAAGGGTTATCTATATGATGTATGGCCCGAGATACAATTCGTGGAAGAATACTTAAAGGGTAGTGTGCAGAAAGAAATACAACAAAGTCCAACAGGTTTGTCAAATCCTCAAACTGAAAATGAGTATATAGGTGTTAGTGCTATTGAATTTCCAAATAATGTTGAACCATATGAGAATTTAACTGAAACAAATTTCCTATATGAAATTTTAGAAAGGTCTATACTATCATCTAACTACACTAAATTATTTAGACCTTCAAGTAATAGTGACGAAATATATGATTTATTAGGAGACTTTGAATATCATAATATATCTGAAGCGGTTAAGAAAAGTACTTCATTAACTATTAAGTTAAAGAACTTTGCTTTTACATACCCAACATTCTTAAATGAATTACGAGTACAATCTTTAAATGGTGAGGGTGAATTATGGACACAATATTCACAGGGTAATTTTGTAACACCATATATTAAAAATTATGTTGAAAACCCTAATCAATTATATGATGTATCTATATTTGAGAATAGTCCTGAAGTGACTAATGGTTCTACATCTACAGAAAATATTGAAGAATACTTAAAAAAGACAACATCTAATGAATTTACAACTTATGATGTTTACCCTTTTACTGATTTAGTATGGAGTAAAAGTAACTTAGCTAATGGTACTAATATAAATTCTACTAATGATTCTAACAACACAACAAAAACGTTGGTGTTTAATGAAAACAAGAAAACAATTTCATCATTTAGAATAGAAGACAATACCTATGATAAAACTTTATTCACCTCAACATATTGGAGAGGAAATACAGGAGAGGGGTCAACACAAAATGTTTTAAATTTTGAAAACTTTAGCCAGGCGGGTTCATCACCACAAGGATTGAATCAAATAACAAGACAAGGTGCCAAAGAATTTTATGAAAATAAAAATATTGAAAATTTATGGATTACCGAGTCTTACTTAAATTATGGTAATGAGTATGGGACATC